AGCAGCCGGTTTTCTGGCTTTTTTATTGTTTATCATTTTTTAATGATAATCTCAAATGCTGCTTGCTCTTGCGGCGGATTATTGTCTCTCCAGGGGCGCGCATATAAGAATCTACGTTTAACTGCCCTACGTAATCAAAAACCAGAACTCCTATCTTATATCACAAAACAAGATCTTTGTCTATAAATTCACCCTCGCTTAACGCTGTCGGAAAGGAGTAAGAGAGTTTTCGCCGAAAAAAGATATCGGCTGAGGCCACACTCGCCTAAGAATAGCCTCCAGCGGATGATCCTCTTCGTTTCCTCGATAAGCTTCCTATGCCGCCAATTCCAACACCAAGTAGTCAGACTAATCATTTTTGCCACCTCCTACTATAATAGACGCAGGCAATGGCAAAATCTAACAGAATTATTTTAAGGAGAGAGCCGGTAGATACTGCGTGGTTCGGCGGCCACATCTACCGGCTTCTTGGAAGAAGCAGGGAGGAGCTGCTTCTTTGGGAATTTATATATTAATGGTTGTCCTGCAGGCTTTTTAAAAAACCAGAGAGATCTGAAGCAAAACCTAAATGGACTTCTGTGTGTTGCATACACCAGATATCGGCTAATTTATCATCATCCCTGTCAGTCCAAAGCTCACGGTAGGGATTGCGCCATTGCATACAACATCTTACCCAGACATCGCCATCAGCGTTTAGATGCATGGTTATCTTTTAGGACTTCATACAGGTAGCCCATAGCATTAAATAATAATGCGCAAAGAGCTTCTTTTAGGGTAATTTCCTTGCCGGTTTTCCTATCGAACCTTTTGTACCCGCGGTGAAGGAACCAAACGTCCAGGAAGTGCCTCCAGAGAGATTTCATATAAGAAACTTTTGGCATACCTTTTTGCCAATTATCTGAAGCCCTCAACTTGCCATCGGCCTGTTTACGGTGTACTGTCATGTAGTCTCCGAAGGCTTCAATAACTATAGGCGATAAAAAACCTTCGTAATCATTCTTTTCTTCGTCATTGTCCCGGGTTGCTCCGGAAGGAAATTTACGCATATTAATCCCTCTTCTTGGCATTTTCGCTCCTCTCCAGCCAGGGGAGCAGTTCCTTAGGGGTTTTTATCCGGATCGGCGCTTTTATATGCCTATTGTATGGCCTATCTATTAAAATGATCCTATCGTAACTGCTAAAATTTGGGCTATCCTCTACCAGATAAGTATTCACCTCTTTATCAAGCCTTTCTCTTTTTTGCTTCGTGTCGAGATAGTGCTTAGTGCAATCTCCGATGTTCGCTGTGATCCAAAGCTTCGTGTATTTCCGCCAATCTTCCGGCTGGCAGGTCCATAATTCAAAATGTCTTATGCTTTTATTGATAGGCAGAAAATATTCTGTTATGGGCGCATAGATAAGGCAGGAATATCGGTCCTCCTTGATCCAATCAAAGATATCTTTATCTTTATGCCTCCAGAACCATTCCTGAGGATAAGGAACGTTTAATTTCCGGTTTAGGTACGAACAGAGATCTCTTAAAACTCCATCCAAGTCAAAAACTATTTTCATTTTTTCCTTCGCGTTATTCCTAAGGCATTGGCCCGGCTTTCAATGGCCTGGACGGTGCGTTTAAGCATCTTTGCTATAAGATTTATATCTCTACGATAATAGTAATCCCGAACAATACTATCCTCAAATGGTGTCCAGGGCCGAAAACATTTAAATACTTCTGGTGCTGCTTCCAGAGTCTTGATTATTTTATTCTGAATATCTTGGGTTTGTTTGCATGCAGCTTCCATATCATTTTTTCCTTGTTGATAATCTGCCCTTTATGAAGGGTTAACCTTATCGCTCCCCAATGGATCTCTCCCAGGCATTCCCTGGTGCCGTAACGCCCGCGCTTTAGCTGCAGGCCGGGCGTAATAATCATAGTTTTATCTGGGTCCTCAACCCAGATGTGGTAATGTGCATGGCTGCGGATCACGATATCGACTTTAGGGCCGTTTTCTTTGGCTTCTTCGATTAAATCCCACATCATTTCTTTCATTAAAGCGGTTGCCCGGCCATGAGGAATACCTGAAGTGCCTACCTTATGCCTGACATCTAAGGTCATACCTTCAACTCTCAGATATAACCGCCCCTCAATAGTGGCTCCTAATGTTTCTGCGATAGAATATTCAAAATCTTCTGCCTGCTCCCCGACGTGGTATTTGGTCCCGTATGTTAGGAAAATCTTTTTGGCGCGCCACTCTCTCAGGCAATCTACCGCCATGCCTGCTTGGACGTTCCGATCGGGGGTGATAAGTTCTGCGCCGCCTTGTTTGGATTGGGTCCCTTCAATTAGATCGCCATTGGCAATGAGGATATCCGGACGGAACCACTTACGGAACATTTTTTGATATGCTTGCCAACCTTCGGACTGGAGGGATCTATGGTGCGCAGAAAACTGATTGGGGGGGGTAAGGCCAAAAACACTGCCACAATGAGTATCCGAAAGGATAACGATTGTTCTCATAGTTTATGGCCCCTCTAACTTTATTTGTTTACCGCTCCTGATACTGCGCCGGCGGCCGCTGCCTGTACTAAAGATGTGGCTACGGTAAGTAACTCTTGCTTTTGCTCATCTGAGAGCTTCGGTGCGTTTTTGGCTATTTGGGCTTTAATTAGATCCACTACCACCTGTGAAGATAAGCGGCTTAGAAAAAAATTTGCTATTGCTTTAAACATATTCCCTCCTTTTTTAATCGGTCCACCAGTAGCCTAACAGCTTCATGTCTGGCATTGTTTTAAATATTTGGTTCAATTCCGAAGGATTAGGCTCCTTAGGAACGACATTTATCAGGCGCTGTATCCTTCGAAAAAAGGCAGCTGTCTTCTCTGAGCAGTATTGTCCAAATGGGCTCTGTATCCACCTAAGCCCGGTAAGTTGCCCTATAAGGCCAAGGAAATCGTATCTACGGGCCCACCAGGGCTTGGCAAGGTCTTTCTCTACCTGTTGCCTTATTATGTCTATTTCCTTGCGGTCTATGGGATCAAACTGCCAGAATTTAAGGAATGCCTGTTTTTTCATACATTTCTCTATAGGCTTTTCTCGGAACCCACCCGGATCCTGGCTTGCTACTTTACCCGGGTGGACCATTATTTCAACATGGTTGTAGTTATCTTTGGAGTGCCACCGGATGGCCCAACCAAGCATTCCCTGACGGTCTTCCGCGACTATGACAATAGGTAGGTTGCTTTCGGTAAATTTGGTAGGGTCAACCCATTGGTAATCTTCTTTAGGAGTCAACTTTTCCTCCCTGTCTTCTCAGAGCTGTTTAGGATTGGTGAATTTAAGAATGATTTCATCGGTTGTTTAGCTTCTATCATCCTAATCTTTCTTAAGGATATCCCTTGCTATCTCGTCAGCCTGATCTACCATTTCGCAGAAAAAGCCAGTCTCAGGCAGTTTTTCTTTAAACTCCTGCTCTAACTTATGGCATAGTCTGCCAAGATACCTTTTTATAAATTCTTCTCTAAAGGCGATCACGGACCTGGTCCTTTTCCAAATAACCTATGAACCATAACAAAAGCTCCGATAATGGCACAAATAGTGGCCGGAATACCAAGAGTCCAAGAGATTGCTTTATGGGTATAACCTCTTGCTTCTTTCATACACACTGTCTTCCGATCGCCTTCCCCAAGATTAAATGTGTTGATACTATCTAAGGTTTTCCGTACTTCCTTCCAATTATCATCAGAACGCTTATCGTGAGCATCCCACCTCTCATCTGAGCGTTTATTACTTTCACGGGTAAGCGTTTCTAATATCGCCAGGCGTTCTTTGACAGATAAGGACTTCTCACTCATTAAAACTCCTTAGGTTAATTCATAGAGTATTGCCATGCCAATATTTATTGCTCGTTATATCTTCGTGGTTAAGTGCTTGACCAAGTGTTCACGTTAATAATAACCCCGTAATTGCGGGTCTCTTCGTCAATGGTATCTTGCATATTCCCAGTAATAACCCCGATTCCTGATCCAATGAATGCTGCCCGAACGGCGGAAGCTAATAAATGGGCGACTTTGTAATCTTTAGCCCAACAGGTAATTTCGATAAGGCCACTATCGAGGCCGCTTTCTCCGTCAAGGCTTTTTACGGGCGTGATATCAGTTACATAAACAATGGCGGGAACGCTCCCTCCTTGCGGAATCTCTATGGGGTAGATTCTTGATGAAACAATATTCGCCACGCTCGAATTTTCGGATAATACTTTGTAAATATCTGCCTGTATCATGTGCTTTCCCTGACCAGTTGTGATATTTTGTTAGCAAGAACATCCTTAAATTTCTCTAACGCCTTCCCTTGCACTTTTCGGAATGCAACCTGAATAAAAGATAACTTTTTAATAAACTTGGTCCCGAACTCCAAGAATGTCCAATAATAAGCATCCAAATCACGTTTTGACATTTTCCTACCGTGCCTAACTCCGAAGATTACGTTTTCTTTAAATGGATTTGGCTTAGACATTCTCTTGATATACATTGCCCGGCGCAATCTGCCTTTTCTTACCGGAGCTAATAGCTGAGCTTCTTTCTTAATTACCGTTGCTCCTGCAACAAGTGCGCCTTTTAAGGCCTTGCGCCCAATCTTGGGACCGAGCCCAATCATTTTCTTCTCAAGCTCTTTAAGTCCCATTATTTGGACTGATACTCCATCAGGCATTTATTACACCCTCCGAACACATAAGCCATAATTCCCGATGGCTCTCCTGATAGTCGATAATGTTTTTAATCATATATGTTTTGCCGTTATATTCGCCTTTCATCCCTACCGTAATATCGTTGCGATACCTAACCCTTATTCTTGCAGTAATCTCACTCTGAACCTGCTGCTGTGCCCAAAACTCACGGCCGGAAATAGGTTCTATCGCGGCCCATACTGTATCTAATTCTTCCCAACTCGTATTCGGCACACCCAACTCATCGGCGAGAGGGCTTCCTGTAACAAGTTGCGATATTTTTATTCTTTTATTAAGCGATCCAGCTTGTGTCATATTCCCATCTCTAATCTATAAGGAGCCAGAAGGTTCACTAATGTTTGGTTAGCGGTTAAGGGTTTTTCAACTTGGGTTTCCCGGTTCTCATACATATCCGCTATCTGCATAAGCATGGCGATTTTGATTGTTTTAGGCAACGCCTCAGACTGCATAGGACTTTCTCCGGGATCGCTATAACCAACGACAAAAACAACTCTTAATGAATCCCCCGCGTCTGATGTTTCCGGCCAAGAATTAACTGGAGTAATTAACCCAGGCTCTGAATCACTCACGACATACTCAGATGAATCAAGCGTCTGTTCGATGTTATCACCATCGAGATATTTTATTGATGTTACGGAAATAAGTGGTGCTGGAAGGCTGATCGGTGCGTTATTGACCGGGAAACCTTTGTTTCTTAATTCAACTGTTTGAACGCCAATCTTGCGGAATAAATAATCTTCGCACATTTGCCTTGCGGCCGTGATAAGCGTTTCAATCAGGTTTTCTTCTGATTCGGAAAATTCGGCGCGGATAAATTCAGCGACGTCGTCAACGGTTATTAACTCATCCGGCCCAGTTATTAGTTTAAACATAAAGCCTCCTCAAGATTAACTTTATTAAAACATTCGAGAGCCGTATCGCGTGTTGCATTTATAACTTCTACACCTTCAATTTTTAAATCTTCTGCCAATTTTGGAAAATTCTTTAGCCATGTCTTAATTGGCATTTCTTTATTCAAACATCCGGGGTGTTCTCCGTGCCAATGGCTTTTTTTGTTTTCTCCACGCTTCATATCAAAACCAAGCAAAATTATTTTCTTAGCCCCGAATAAATAAGCCAGATTTATCGCTTGATATCCGCTATTAGATCCATAGTGGACTTTATTTTTCCCCAAGCCTTCGGCTTTATCTCCATCGATCCTATTCAGTCCATACTTTGAAGATGCAGGAACATCTTGCGTCCACAGTTCGCCCTTAAATCTCAAAAGAACATCTCCAATGTACCTATCCCACCAATCCCCGTCGCAAGCATAAAGAACATCAGCCCATAGAGCCAATTCGTAAGATGTATTTATGACAACTACCTTGCGGTTTTTGTCTTTTTTACACCACTCTTTGACTTTTTCACAATCTGGCCCTGTGAGGCTTGGCCCGCTTGCGATGATAGCCCATTCTTTGCATTCGCTCCGACGGGGGATGTAAAAGACGGCTGCCTGTCTGCCATCAAAGACGGGGCCGCGGAGTATTCCTCCGCAAGCCCCGCATTGATTAACATCTTGGCATAAGCATCGTCAGTATCCAATATTCGTCCAGCCGGAATATTCCCAAAACCCGGTCTTGAACTTATAAATGGACGCTTAGCGATTATCTTCATGCCGTTCCTTTCGTTTAGACGGTTAAATTGCCATACAGAACAGACGCAGGACGTAATCCGCCTAATGCACCACGTTTCTCAGCGCGGATTGTGATCAGGTTTTGCTGGAAGTTCGTATCATCGCTCTCAGACATCTCGACAACCGTATCCTCGCGAGTTAAATACAGGAATGCGATGTCAAACGCACCGACGAGTAACTTGTTCGCGGTCATGCTCGATGTAAGCGCAATCGGCTTGCCCCAGAGGGTAGGAACGATAGCGCCGAAAGGAGAACCAACGAGATAACCCAGATTCTCATCCTTCAACCGTTCAATGGCGCCCCAGGTTGCAGGATTCATAATGATCCCGTTAGCCGGATAATCAGCCGCGTCAAGAGCTCGGACAGCGCGATTAACAGAATCAATCGCAGTATCACCGGAAGTCGGGGTGAACGCTGTGAAATTCGGGGAAACAGTGATACCAATAAGATTCTGACCAACGCCATTTCCGGCCACAATCTGTGTTTCCTCGCGTAACTCAACACCGTAGCGCAGGCGGTTTTCGATATACGCCACTAAAGCCGGAGCATCGCTCAAAATCTGCCTGGAAACCTTAATCCAGTGCGCGATGGTTACGACAGGAGTGGAATATAACTCAAACGTCAAAACGCTTTCCGACTTAGAACCACCTTCAGCAGTTTCGGCGGCGTTATTCGTAAACAGAAGTTCCCGGGTAAACTCAACCGCATTGCTTACGGTATTACCTTGAGGAATTAAATCACGGACGCGTAAAGCACGGAACGCTCCGGGAATAACCCCAGGCCTACGGTCAGCAGCAACCAGTGTATCCGAGTTAGCCGCAGGACTACCGCTCTGTCCGGTAATCGTGTTATTCCGCACTATAAACCCATTTTTCAGGGTAATGCGGCACTTATTGGTTGAACCAGATGCAAATGCTTTATACGAAGGATCTTCGACAAGAATCTGTCCAAAAGACTTAGGAGATTCTTTGCCGGCAAGGATAGCTCCGGTAAGTTTCTGCTCAAGAGCAACGATCTTGTCTGCGCAGATCTGGACATCCTTGGCTGCCTTTTCGGCTTTAGCCACAGCAGCAACCAGACCTTCTTTCGTACCTTTTTCCTGCTCTTTAACCATTGCCACAAGGGCTTCGTGAGCCTGAACCTGTGCTGCCTTAAACTCATCAAATGCTTGTTTCAATTTTTCTGGGTCCATATTTTCTTCTCCTTTGTTAGTGTTTCATTGTGTGAATTAAGTTATCCCATTTTTCCTTTTCCGCATCACGCTGGACAGGCTCGGCGGCATCACGCACGCCGGCTCTCTGGAAAATTTCTTCTCTCTCTTTACGAGAAAATCCCTCACGGGCAAGCGCCATCTCAATAGTCCGCTTAGCCTGTGCTTTAGTCTTTTTTTCGTCTTTTTGATCTGGATTGCTCTTCGCTTCAATTATTTCATCGGCGAATCCAAATTCTAAAGCGTCGTCCGCCCCAATCCAGGTTTCGCTGTTCATCATCTTGGCGATTTTACTTTCATCAATATTTACTCTTGCCGCATAAGAAGCAAGGATTGCCTTATCGAACTGTTCAAGTACATCAGCTGCTTCGCGTAAGTCATCTTTATTTCCCATAACGATAGACCAGGCATTGTGAATCATCAGGAATCCAATTTGGGAAATCTTAATCGTATCGCCTGCCATCGCTATAACCGAAGCGGCGGAAGCAGCCAGGCCCAAGATGTTTACGGTAACATTACCCTTGTGCTGGGCCAGAAGGTTGTAAATCGTGGCCGCTTCAAAAACGTCCCCACCTGGAGAATTGATATTTACTACCACGTCCTTGTCCTCACCGATTGAGTGAAGTGCAGCAGACATTCTCTTGGCAGTAAAACCATCTCCGAAGAAATCCGAACCGATTACATCAAAAATGTCGATAGATGCAATATTCTCTTTTTTTTCAGCAACGATAGTTTTATCCCACCGGGCAAGGATGCCGTCTCCTATTTTATTCCGGTTAAAATTAAGCCCATCGGCTTTAAGCAATAGGTGTTTTCTTTTCATTTTGACGGCCTCCGTTCTCAAGATATATTAGCTGTTGGTCTATGAATAATTTATTACCGGCAGGATCAGGGGGTAATCCTTCCTGGCTTCTGCATTCATTAGGAGTCATAACTCCGCTTCTAATTGCCACTTGATACCCCTCATATCTTTCTTTTTCTCCACCGCGCAATAATTCGTCGATATCAAAATCTGGTTCGACAGTTTCGCGCTCGGATATATCCAATAGTTGCGCCTGGATGCTATCTTTCATCCTGGTGCGATATGGAGAAAGACCAAGTTTATACCAACCCCGGACAATCTCGATAATGCCTGATCCCCACACTGTTGATGAGGACATATCATGAATTAAGACAGGGGGAACATCGAAAAACCTGCAAATATCCTCAAGCTGGAACTTCCGCGACTCCAATAATTGGATATCTTTCGGAAGCATTGAATTAGGAGTAAATTTCATCCCGGCCTCAAGAACTTTCAATGCCTCATCTCTCCCGCTTGTTATATCGTTATAATTTTCTTTTATCTGTTTTCTCTGATCTTTGTTCAAAATCTTATCTATTGATAAGTACCCAATTTGCTTAAATCCGCTATTCGACATTCTGTTAACGCTTTCTTCTGCACCTAAAGAGATGCCAAGGCTATTTCGGGCTTGGTCTAAAGGAGATAATCCAATAATGCCATTGCCGAATAATTTAAGATGCCAAATATTATCTGCGGAATACTCATATACTTTTCCTGAAGCATAATATTTATGAATTACACTGCCATCAGAATTAAGGATAGTTTCTACCTGCGAAGTCATTAAGGGCAACAAAGATATTATTTGCTTGCCACTATCGCGCTCAATGAGGGAATAGGCATTGCCGCGAAACGTAAGCTGATAATATAAAGTTTCAAAGAACTCGCTTCTTGTTTGGTATCTGTTCGGTTTCCATCGTAATAAACGATACAATGGATGCTCTGTGATAACTTGTTTATCAACTATTCGGCCAGATGAATTGCGCTTAATAGAAAAAAATTGAATAGGCAAAGAGGCCATTGTTTCTGCTGTGCGCCGGATACAGGCAAAAGCGGAAGAGATCTGCAAAGCCGTATCGTCATTTACGGTCTTTGTGGTCATCCGCCCAGACGTTGGGATTAAGCTTTGTGTTCCTGTGTCTCTTCGGGTACCGCTTCCGGTAAAAAAATTTCTAATAGCTGTCCTTATTCCCAAGCGATCTCCTTTATAACCATAAAAATAAAAAGGCCGACTCCGCCGTGCACGGAATCGGCCTTAAAAACTATTGACAGGGAGCGACCCCATCTTGTATGTCTATATTATCTCATTGCACTACTTACAAAAGCAAGGAATACTCCCTAAGCTTTGGGAAGAACTATTTTATAGTTATAGGATCACTAAGAAAGTCGTCCAAATTACCCTCTTCCTCTGTGCTTTGCCCTATCATAATTCCGTTAGCCATTAACAAAGCAGTCATATCGTCAATCTTATCTGCGCTTTTTTTCTTGTCCGGGGCCATATTCATATTAGCATCAGTCCTGAGCACGATATTAGAGGCGCACCAGGTCAATACTGGATCTCCTCCGTGGCGAAACTTACCGGAAATATAAGTTTCCTCGAAATTCTTCATTGAGGGATGATACGACTTCGGGCCTTGAATAAACTGAACCATCTCAACACCTTCAGCCGTAAGCTTTGATGCTATCTGCGCTGCATTCCATTGGTCAAAAGCAACAGCAACAAGATTAAAGTTATCCTTAACCCATACGACTTTTTTAAATATCTCATCGTAATCAGTTACTTCTCCGGTTGTTTCAAGCATAAAACCAGCTCTAACCCATCCCGCATAGGGGACAAGGTTTCTTTGTGTCCTAATAGCAATTGTGGTCTGCGGAACCCAACGCCAACCGTGTGTATATACTATCCCGTCTTTTTTCCAGACTAAGCGGAATGACGCAAGGTCGCGGGTGCTTGCCAAATCAAGAGCACCATAGCAAGGCTCGTTTTTTAATTCATCCAACGGAACCTCTCCGGAACAGGCTTTCCATTTTTGCAAATCAATCCAGCCGTTAGCAGTTGAACTCTGCCTGTTCATACGCTTAATCAAAAATTCGGCGTGACGGCCAGGCATCGATTTAGCTTCTGTTGCCTCTTTACGGATAGCTTTTAATAGGGGTTCTGAAACTGAAATAAGCGGATTCGCTTTCTCCCATATACTTTCATCAAACTCATTGTCCTTGTCATCAATAGCATAGAAGATAACAAGAAAATGATCGGCCTCAACTACCCCCTCCAGGACCTGCTGTCCGAATTTACGCATTTCCGGCCAAGGACCCGGGGTTTCATATCCTTCTGTGGTAGTGAAAAGGAATAATGGGTTTCTGCGGCCGCCGGCGGCTGATTGCAGGACATTCAGAAGATCGTGAGTTCTATGGGCGTGGATCTCGTCAAGAATAGCGCAGGAAGGATTAAGACCATCCTGTGTGGATGCTTTGGCGTTGATGGCCTTGAATAGTCCACCGTTATCATAACAAGATATTGCCCGGGTAAAACATTCAATATTGAAAGCCTCTCTTAATTGTGACTGCTTATCGGCCATTCTCTTGGCAATTTTAAATACAATGGCCGCCTGGTCTCCTGTTGTTGCGGCGGAAATAACTTGCGGCCCTTTCTCATTCTCCATTGTGAGGCAATAAAGACCGATTCCAGCGGCAAGCGAGCTCTTGGCGTTCTTCCGGCTCATCGCGAATAATACCGAAGTAAACCTGCGAGTGCCGTCTAAGTTCCTGAACCCGAATAAATTACAGAGAAAAAATACCTGGAAAGGCTCAAGCGTGATATGCTCGGTTTTCCATGTTCCCTCTACATGAGGAAGGTTAGAGATAAAATCACAGATCTTATTCGCTTCGGAAGCAGAATATTGAAAAGGATTCCCTGGCTTTTTAGCCCAGTCAAAATCTTTAAGAAAACGCTCGGCGGAAAGCCTGATCCACTTGCCGAATCGTTTATTGTTTTTTGTATCAAGTGCTTCTTTTGCATAATTTTTAGCGATATCTGTCCAATTCTCTTGATGAATAACTTCCGGGGGCTTATGGACAGTTACCTTTCGCTTCCTTCTGTTGGTCGATCTGGATGGTTTCATTTCTTCAGTGCCTTTAATTTAACAAAGGGGTTTTTCTCGATAATCTTACCAGGTCCTGAAACCATCTTTATTCTTGAAGCTGGGGTCATGCCGAGTTGGGCAGCATAAAATACCATGTCCCTTTGAGCGTCCCTACTGATAGTAACTAAAGGATGAACCTTTAAGGTCCCCCCTTCTCCATATATACATAATCCACCGTTGGGAGAATTACTCTTATATATCTCCTTTTCGGCACTTTGCCACCTAACAAATGCCGAACAGTAAGCGCCTAATACTGCAACGTCTATTTTCTTTAGTTTAGTTATCGGACGAAGTAACTCAATAGTCTTATTCCAAGCCGCGGCCTCTTCCTTAGTGAAATGACCCGGCATATCTGGAGAGATAAACTCCTCATTTAAATCATCCATAACCTCGGCAGTCAAAGGTGCAGTGCCGTGAAGGATCTGTAAAGCCTTGCTTTTTGGTAATGGACCGCGTCTACCCATCTTTTACCTCATTTATCCAATAACCCTGTTTCCTGAAAACTGGGTTTCACAAAAAAATGGCTGGGAGCCCGATTTCCGTCGGGAGGCTCAATCACTTTTTTTATCCCCCCGTATCTCATTGCAATACATATACTTATAATCTATACTAATATAGTAGACTTAGTAGATTATCTATCAACCTTAGCATCTTCGAGTCTCATTATATCTATTAACAATAGCTTTATTGAGTCTCTTGATAGCGGACGTAAGTATAACCACAATACCAAAGGGAAGCATGTATATGATAAACGATACGATGAATTTAAATATCTTGCGAGCCATAATCCTTATCCCTTTCTTTTGGTATTGGATACCCGTCCAATCCTATCTTGTTTGGTGGCGGTTTAATACCTAAGTCCTTAGCTGTCTTTTCATCGTGACAGTCATCGCATACCCCTCGTAGATTACTTCTCTCGTCTGTGCCACCTTTACATAGGGGGACTATGTGATCAACCTGAGTAGATGCCTTTCGCCCACATATCTTACAGACAGGCTCTTCTACAAGCACGACATGGCGCATGCTCATCCACTTGCGGCCGGTAGTCCTACGCTGTCTGCCTCTACCTCGCTCATATTCCTTTCTTCGCCAAGACATGCTCTCTCCGTGCTTGATTGATACCATTTATTAACCTATCAGCAAGACCAGGATCAGACATCGGCATTGCGTATATATTAGTAATATATGAAGCGTTGCTCCTTACGCGATCAGGGTCTGGATGATAGGCTATAATCTTATTGTAGATATCAGCAAATTCCCCTCTCTGAATCTTGCATGTATGATGCTGTAGCAAATGATACCCAACAGATGCGAACTTTAACCCTCTACTCACTCCCTCAAAAATAACAGTAGAAGAATAAGCTGTATGTGCTGGCAGTTGGAACAACGTCCTCAATGATTCATTGATCTTGACCAAATTAGGATATGAGTATTTGGTAGAGTTAGGCTTTCCCCAGGCATCCTTAGGGTGTGGCTTAAACAAGAATGTCGTATCGGGATTATCTCGGCATAGACCGTCAATGTATTCATCATAAGTAATTCCTTCTGGAGATTCAACTAACGACATATCCCAAAGAACCTGGCCATAAATTACGACAATCTTCTCCGTAGATAAGTTATACCGGGCAATTATATCTAAAAGCGGAATGTCGGCTGGTTGCGGCTCCCTGTCATTCTTAGGCCAATCTATGGGCAGATCGCACGCTCCGATTGACTGATTGCCTTTTGTATACTGCAATCCGATATCATCAAAAATAAGCTTATTGTCAAAGAAAAACTCCGTAAATACGCACTTAATATTCAAGTCAGAACAAACTTTCTCCGCTATATTTGAATAAAGAAACAGCTTTTGGGTGATAACAACCAAATCAATCTTATGCTCTGTAACAATATTCCTGAACTGCTCCTCAAGCTCTTTCCCCGGGGTATTTATACATTTCCAAATATGACAGCTCTTAAAGGCTCCGCTTTCCCTGTATTCTTCAAGTTGACCGTGGTCAATTGAGTGTACTCCGTGTCCTTGCGCGGATAGATTCTTGGCTACTTCAATAGCCATCCAAGGCTTTAGCCTGCAAACCAGTATTTCCATAGATTATATCCTTTTAATGAATAAACACGAGTTGCTGTTGAATATGATTTTATACTTCTTAAAGTCAACCTCCTTATCTACAACAATCTCAATTCCAGGACAACGGATGAATTTATAATCATGAAACCCGATAATGCCACCTCGAACGATCCGATTCTCAAAGAACCTATAGGCATAAGATGTAGGTTGATATAAGTCCATGTCCAGCCATACAAAACAAAACTGCCTATCTTGATATCCTTTAAGTGTGTCTTCAACCAGTCCCCTTATGGGAACAATAGAGGTTTCTTTTAGTGAGTTGAAACGATTAAAGAACTGTTTTCCATAGTCCATTTCTCCGCGCTTACATTGGTAACCTGAGACAACCGAATCATCATAAGGCAGGCCACAGAAGGTATCAAAAGCTAATAATGATTTATTAGATTTTCTTACAATCTCGTCCAGAACGAAGGTTGTTTGGCCAAAGGCAACTCCGCACTCTGCCACATCCCCTTCAAGATGTATGCAGGATTTCAGCATCTCTAAACAGTGATTACTTCTTATCAGATCTTTCATGTTATCTCTTCTCAAAAACGAACGACAAGATGTCCTCGCGGCCGGCCCGGGTCTCAAAGTTATCTACGTCAAGACAACAAAATCCATAATCAGCCATATAGCGAATAAGTCCTTGTGTAGTAAAGTACCAAAAGTGCTCATCCGGGCGAAAATGCTTTGATCTTAAGGTATGGCTAATGTCGTGGAATATCGGAATTGACATAAATATTTTTGTCTTAGGGTACATTGAATTGAGCAAATTAGAGTGGTCTCTTATGTGCTCAAAGCTGTCAAAGAACGAATAGGCCGAGAATACGCTATCTTGAATGTCTATATAACGCCCAATGTCTTTTAGCATCTTAATTGCGGCTTCGTTAATGTCATACCCCATTGTATTCTGGCGCGTCTTTAAAAACTTACCACCTCCGACTCCTACATCAAGAAGCTTATCGTAATGCCATTTATCGACAAAATTAATCCGGGCCTGCGTGAGTGCGTTACCCATCGGCGTATTGTCATATCCGGAATACTTCTTAAAATATTCCTCATCGTATTTGCGCGGAACAATGTCAAGAAAACCGTATTCTTTGTCAACATCCCATCTTAATTCCATAGCTATCCTATCGTTTGCTCAAGGCTTGATAAAATTATGTTCTCCGGGATGTCTTTCTTGCAGACGTGTTCCCGGATACGGTTGATGCAAAAACAGAATGGCGCCGGCTCAACGTATCCAACCTGATAAAGCCTTGCGTCGTTTAAAGGTGCGTGGGGGACATAGCCACCGTAGATAAAGAAACCTTTCTTTTTAAGGATCTGGCATATCGGGAGGATATTGCATTGGATAGACAAAGCTAAATCAGAACGATTGACTAAATCCACTACATCCCAAATACCAAGGTGATTGACATTGTGCCTATCCCTGCGCTCATCGATCCCTTGCGGCTCAGCTCCGTCAAATTCTTCTGCGTTTCCAATATCTCCGACGGATACAAAATAATATCTGTCTTTTAAGGCATTGATGCAGAGCTGGAAGTATTCCATCTTTCCGTTGCGGTTAGGGTTGGGCCATTCCTTACGGACGGATGGAAGGCGGACGACGCAGAGCTTTTTACCGCTTGCCTTTACTCGCTCAAGGATTTCGTCAACCTTTGCGCTTGGTTTTGGTGTAAACTCGAAGAAAAAGTCTCCGTTTAGCGGGACAACTTTCTCAAAAGATTGCATGATTGTTAACTTCTCCTTAAACCCTTCTCCGTAGTTGAACCTTAAGCGTTGGCCGTTCGGCTTATGCCCTGATGATTTTGAGTAAAGCCCATTGCCTTCCATGTTCTTCAATTGCAGTTTTAGATTGGTTACCGGCTTCAGACAGTAGACGTTAGGGAATTGGAACAGCTCAGGGAAGGGGGTGTAGATGAACACCTCTCCGGTTTGCGCTAATTTATGCACAAAGGGGATGTGATAGATGTTATCGCCAAGTCCGAAATAGCTGTCGAGGATATAATTCATAACTGTCTCCTTAATTAAGCGTATCTCACGTTATCAATCCTTATCGTATTCGCCGCGTCTGCATTAAGTATCGTAATTATAAACTGGTTTATTGCGTCTTTGTTTGCGTCGCTTACTCCTGAGATATCTACGGTCTCCGTCTGCCAAGTGTTGGCAGTGATGATGTTAGGCGTATGTTCTGTTGTCGTGCCACCGGAATCGTGGAAACCTAACTTGAAATTGGACCCTGTCCTGCTGGCCTTCACATCGTACTTAATCTGCGTCTTACTGGATAAGTCTTTTGCTGGGGAGATTGTCCGGGTCAACGTCTTATTCAAGCTATCTGTCTGCGCCGCTTCTATCTTTAGAGAGTATGTGCCCTGGGTTATGTTGCCGGCTCCGGAACCGGAGTAGGATTGGAGACTGTAAAAATAATTTCCTTCCACTAAGTAAAAATCATCAAAATAAATAGCGTCGCCGATCTGCGGGCTGGCAACACCTATGGCTACATATACAGTAGTTGCTGAGGGAGAAATTGTGAATGTTTGTTCCATCCTCACCCAAGTAGAATCTCCTGGATGATACACAGATATGCCGCTGGAGTAACCAACTCCGTCATAAACAAAAACTCTTGCCATGTTTACTCTGCTGGCACGAACCATACAGCTAATCTTAATAGTTTTTCCTTGCCAGTAAGCTATGTTGTGATCACCATCTTCAAGGTATTGATGGAAATCGGCTGAATTTGCATCAACGCTTACCATTTTTAAACTTGAACTGCCGCTATATTTAATGGTAGTTTCCTGGGAAGGCGTTAAATGACCACCAGCGGACTGAACCCAGGAATCAGGAACAGATCCAGTAAAAGACTCAAAACCACCATTAGGAATTTCATTGCCTACTGCAGAACTATTCGTCACATAATTCAGCTGCGCGTGCGCATCGGTGTCGCAGGTTGATTCCATGTAGTCGAGCTCAAGCCATTCTTTAATTTTTCTTATTGCTAATAGTAATAACCTTATGCTCATATTAAGCCTCCAGAGATCCAACCGCTACCCAGGTATTTTCAGCAACCTTTATCAGCGCCGCTACTGCGTGTTGTCCGGTTAAATCAAGACCTTCGGCATACTGGATAGTTACATCTCCGTCAACTGGTGCGATAGTAACTGCGCCGGCTCCCTTCTGCCTTATTGCGATGGTCGCGCCAGTGGGATAAGCAACGGATGAGTACTTAGGCACGGTAAGGGTAATAGCGGTGGCCTTATTCATATCGATCAGCTTGCCGTTGTCGGTAAGAACTAATGTATAACTGTCTACCTGTTCGTTTATGGTTATATCCCTTGGGGCTGCGATAAATCCTAATGACGCCTGATATATGCTGTCAAAATAGGTCTTTAGCGTCGCCTTGATATTCGCCCAAGTTGATTTTTTAGTGGTGGGCGTATCGGCGTAATCCACTAAAGGAAAGACGTCGCTATCTGCTGGAGTTGTTTTTTCTGTTAGTTCGCTGATTTTAGAATTAGCCATTTTTTAGCCTCGCTTTCTTTAAGGTTGATGCGTTTAAGGTAAATCAATCACTGTTAAAACTCTTGGGCTGTAGGTTGCTCCGTATTGGTAAACATCCGATGTAGTGTTCCTTTATTTTATATATCCTATAAGCGTTATGGTAATTGAAGCGTTATTACTATCTTTCCACTGGACATATCCGGATGCATCGGTTTCTAAGATTGCGTATCCTATTCTGGTGTTTTCTATAGTCATAGCTGTACAACCTGCGCCAAAGCTGGCGTTACTGCCATAACCTACGTCGGCAGTTTCCCCTTTGGTTCTAAACGCTATATTGCTGACCGTAGCGCTGGATAGTAGGACTTTTAAAAGTACTAAACTGCGGGCCGAACCGACAACTGAGCTTAAATTCAAATCTGTCCAACTTGTCGGCGAAGTCCCACTAAAAACCTGCGTCCCTGAATGAGTCCAGAATCCGGAAGTTGGTAAATTCGTTAACTGGCTTCCATCAACGGGAGGGAGTTTAGAGGAAGCGTCAAGCTGCACGAGATTATTTGCCGAAGTGCCTATTGTTAAACCGTCTTTCAGCTTTTTAGAGGTGCTATCCCATTGAGGAATTTTATTCTCTGTAGTAGAGGAAGGAGCGGTTACTTTTGTATCTGCGTATGTTTTTACCGCCTTCTGCGTCGGTATTTTACTGTCAGAATTGGCCGCTAAAGTGCCATCGGTATCTGCCGCCTCAAGCCCTAACGTAACCCACGCGTCATTTGCGTTATTCCTTCGTTTTAATAACCCTGTTGAAGTATCGTACCACCACATATTTGCATATTTTGTTGCTGGCTCCGCTGCTCCTGAATTATTTGTTGTAATGGCTTGTAATACACTGTTTAAATCACTCCGGAATGCTGCTCCGGGTTGATTTTCGATAACATAATCATGCTGCGCTCCGTATACCTGAGAAACCAAACAGAAAGAAATAATTAAACCCAACCAGAAAGTCTTCATAACTCCTCCTTTTTTATGCGAGCTCATCAACATCTATTCCTAATTCGCTTACCAGAATGTTGTAATCTGCGCTGTCTCTTTCTAAAACAATATAAAACTCAAAAGCCCTGGCTTCGAATTCCGCGCTGTCTAATCTTTCCCAAGAGCTCCAAGCTATCCCAGAACCTGATGGATCTTCATCGGTATGCCTGACATAGACTTTAGCGTCCGCCCCGGCAGTAAGCGCGGCGTCAATATCTTGCCAATCGTCAATATTCGTAAGCCTTGAATCTATAAGATCGTTGATTGAGTAAATAGATACTCCGATCCTCGTAGTTAAACGAACATTCTTTACTGAACCCAGATCGATACCCTGGGGAAAGTAATACGTTCCGGATATTGCGGTCTCCAAGCCATCGCAAATGAGGAATTCTTCATCTTCTGTAATAAGAAAATAGCTATCATCTTCAGTTATGAGATAATTACCCAGGGTTCCATCAATGAGCTTAAGTGAGTTTGAGGCTATTTCCGTTCCGTCGTGCGTACCTAAAAATGAAGGGGCTTCGTCGAGGGTAATTACTGACGCAAAGGAGTTTATGCTTGCCTGTTTAGTTGTAACTGATGTTATGGTTTCCGAAGGATTACCATCAACGTCATAAACCCTTGCTAAATATGTTCCGGCTTTAAGAGGCAATACTGCAAATAATGTTCTTGCCATTGCGGCCTGACCTATGCTGACACTATTGCCCCACTCGGCATCTTCCATATCCTGGGAATGTCTGAATTCTACCTCTCCACCACAGATGACATCTAACTCCGATGGCTTATCCCACCTGATCATAGCTTGAGCTCCAAAGGCCGAGATAGTCATGTTGGCAAGCGGGGCAGGAGAAGATGACCTTCCGATAACTATATACCCGGTAACGGTTGTCCAAGGACCGGGTAAAAGTTTCCCATTAACCTTAAATCTCAAGCGAATGTCGACAACTTCTTTTGTTCTTACGTCTCCGATAAAGACATAGCCATTTCCCTGCTCCTCTATAACTGCCGGGTAAAATGCTTCATTCGTTCCGTTTTGCCTGATTTGAACGATAAGCTCATTTCCGGTCCCGAAAATGGTAGTGTTTAGAGGATCAAAGTTTATTCCAACTCTTATTTTGAGTGTGCCGGTTGAGCTGATGACCATTGCGGTTTCATCAGATACTATTGATGTGATACTGGGAGCGGGAATTGCATCTGGCGCGGTAATCTTAGTGACAAACTCCGGGATCTCTTCTGTATCGCAGACGTAAATCGCTGGGCGATAGGGAACTGCAATTATTGTGGCCTGCAGATTATTATCCGGCGTAATGGATATGACTGTCGCGTCCTCGGTTTCTTCGCCAAACTCGCCAAAACAAACAATATCGCCAATGCTTATGGCAGGTTCGGCGGGAGAACCTACTCCTGCTATCTCTTCGGAAAAAATCAAACTATTTGTCGTCCCCTCCGATGTTACAACCTGTGCGGAAAGGCTTGGGTTATCTAAGGTACGGATAACTACGCCGTAGGTTTTCCCGGCCTCCATCGTTACCTCTTCGTCAAGCTCAATGGAGATAACGGCGCCTTCGGTATAAACTACGCTCTTGACCCTTCCTTGCGCCAGGCCAACAATCATTACATCGTGGGCTATTTTTATCCAATCTCCGCGGCGGTAAGTTAAGAACTCCATATCCTGCTTGAAGGTCCAGCGTTCCGGCTGGTTCAATGCCTGCGCTATGCGCCACCGGCCTAATCTATAAATTTGGTCTGGGTCAGTTACGCCAAGAAGGTTTAAAGTTTCAAACTTGGTGGCGTTGTCATCGTTATACCCATCGCGGTAAACTCTGTATTCATCGGTAGAGTAATCCTCATCTTCATTCGGAAATTGGATGCGCCAGCCATGCGGGGGATCTAAGAAGAACTTTTCAGAAGAGAAATCGAAGCTGTTTCTGGGAGTTATTACGCTTACCGGGGCATCTTGCTCTTGGTCTATGACTACTGACCATTTACCATCTACCATTGTAGGAGCTGCGCGGCCTGCCGCACAAATGTCTCTTAATGTTTCCCAGACAGAAGCGGAATAGTCGCGCACCTGGTTGAATTTAAAACCTTTATCATCGCAGAACTCATGCCAATCCTGTAAGGCCTCAAGATCAATCCTGTCATCGTCAAGCGGCTCAGCTATTCCGTTTCCCTGTAAAACAAACCTGAACATTGAGGCTGGATTCTGCGTTGCCCGGGTAATCCAGGTTTGCGTGGCAACGTCCCAATCAGGGCAAACTCTGGTTACGATGCCGCTGAAATCGTCTATAACTCCGTTAAGCTGATCGGTGGACTTAATGACTAATGCGGTTACGGCTAAAGGAACGGGGGAATCGATAGGACCTTCTATTTTTATGGAACGCAGGGCTGTCCAGTAGGTCAGATCGGCTATAAGGGTTGAATCTGTGTCTGCGGTGGTCCTGCGCCATCTTACGTCATATTGCGCTCTCTCTGGGACTCCCCAACGGATGCCATACCTTAAAGCTGATGTTTTCTTTCCGGTAAAGGTTATGCTGGTAAGTAACCCGCCTGTTGTGTTAAGCCAAGAAGGGTCGCAAGTCGCTTGGAATTTAGCTCCGGCGGTATCGATATTTGACCAGGGACCTTCGCTATCGGTTTTGCGGTATTGGATCTCTACGTTGACAGACCTTGGCTGCTTGTTGCCGTTTGCGTCATACTCTACAAGGCCTCCAGAAAATGAGATATCTGCGCTTATCTCGTCAGCGTTTACGGTTGTGGTGCGGGTTATCCAGTCGCTTACCGCAGTTAGGGCAACGGTAAAATCCTCCTCGCTTATTGCCTCCGGGAATAATGTTAATGCTTCGTCATCTTCATAGCCTTCCCTACGCTCAATCTGGTAATCGGCAAATTCGCTTAAGAGGGTATCGCCTATCTTTAGACTGGTTTCGTCTATCTCTAATGGTCCGACGCCCCAGACAAAAAGCATACGGATATACTGGTTATCGCCAATCATTTCGGTATAAGGTTTAGATCCCTGGCGGGGAGTTTGGCGGTATTTTCCAAGAGTTACAGGGACAACTCCGAATGGATCTATTGAGTTACTCGCGCCCTCGATAAATAGAGTATTGCTGTCTTTCGTATCAGAGTTGGATAAAGATGCGATTGAAGAGGTCGTTGTAGGGCATAGCGCGTTTACGGCGAGCATACCAGCGGCAGAGACTACTCCGACATACATTGCCTTCGCCAATGTTACCCACACACCGGCGGCTTTGATTGTGGCCGCGCTAAAGCCCATTAGGCCGAGAGCAGCTCCGCCTGTGGCCACGGCCAGTGCGACGACAGCGATTGTCAAAACTACTCTTAGAATATCTTTTCCACCCCCACCGCCTCCGCCGTGCGGGACAGGACAGGCCCGAACTTCTACTATCTCACCTGCGGCCGGCTTGTGGGTAGACCATATTTTCTTAGGGATGACCTTGCCGTTGACAAAGACGATGGCGTGGCGAAGCTTTGTTGTGTCGGGTTGTGCGTATAAGACCATATCCCTAACAGTAGTGCCTTCATTAAATTCAAGCCTTTTTTGCGCTGACTTGAACGGGTGGACAACTGCTGTCATTTTGATTTTATTTGCCATCTTTGTCCTTTAAACGATAAATTCCCTCAACCCTCTTTTTCCATTTCGCGCTGTCTATTCGCTCGATTACCGTGTTTATTTTCTTCTCACAATGGATAAATCTGTTTTTATCTACCATAAGACCCAAGTGGGTTTCTGTGTCGCCAAACCTAAAAATGACCACGTCCAGGGCCTGAGGCTTATCTGCAGGTATCCAATTGTGTTTCTGGCTTAAGATGATATCGTGGATGACGCGACGGGAAGCTTTTGTATCTCCGGCGTTGACATAGTCGTCTACGAAACTGGGAAGCTCAATGCCTAAGATATCTTTATAAGCGCGAAGGGAGGGTCCCCAACAGTCCCAACCGGAATAGTCCCTGCCCTTATCTTTAAATTTTACGAGAAGGGCTTTATTTATAAACTCGTCCAGCTTCATAGTATGCCTTTAAATATTGAAGGAGAGAATTTTAATGATGGGTACTCTTCCCGCGTCAAATCCTCAAATTCCAAATCCGCGGTAACAGTCAACATATCGTATTTTACGTTATTGAGTCTCATCCCGACGAATTGGGCTTCTACGATGTCCGGAGTATCCTGCCTGACAACAGTTATCGTAACGGTGGGGGGAGTAGATATTGACCTTATAGCTATTCCGATCTCTCTTGATACGTTGCAGATGGTAAGCTTAGCTGAAGGCTGGGAATCTTCTTTGGAATCTGGTAATCTGATGTCAAATGGGAATGCTATATATTCAAGGCCGTTTGAAGTAACAGCGACTTTGTTGTTAACGACTCTTATATCCTCACTTAAGGAGGCGTGGCTTATCGTAAGGAGTATAAGCGGAAGGTCGCTTTCATTACGCCAGGCGTCTTGTTTTAATGCATCTGAAATGTCTGTCATGGTTGTGTCTCAAGCTCAAAAGATGCCTGATATAGTCTATCGTTAACGCTTGCAGCTGATCTTATACATCTCCACTCAGGCTTTGATTTGAACCTAATCTCTACGGCTTCTTCGGTGAATGGATGTATCCAGTTAAATGACAATGAACCGTGTTTAATGGTGGTCCTAAAGAATGTATTGAATATCGCTAATTGCGATCCGTTCAGCACCATTGATCCTTTTACGGTCTGAGTGATTGCGGTAAATCGGTTGCGGACTGACGCGGGGCCAGCGTCCATGTCTGAAATGGCGCGGCTTTCGTCGTCCTTGACGGTCGTATCTGAAGATAGTCTTTGTGGTAGTGTTGTTGGCCAGGTGTCCATTATTCTGTCCTCTCACAAGTAATAATTGCTTCTTTTACTTCTTCCGGTGGTTCTGAAAAGAATAAATGTAATATATCTCCATCAAATTGTACTATTCTTAATTCACAATCTTTTGGTAATCCTTCGAGTATCTTAATTTTATGAATTGAACCAGTAATCAATCCTTTACTAATGAGTTCTTTCGTTATTTTTACATGTATCATCTCTTCACCTCACAGTTAATGATTGTCTTAAGCCGAAAGAATTTTTGAGGGCCTTAAATGTCTTACTGCCCGGATTGCCAACCGCCGCAGAGGTAGCTTCGTCAATCATAATGTTTATTTGCTCTTTATCTCCAATGGTTTGGCTGTTTTGGGAAACCTTTGAACCTTCAGGAGCGTAAACATTGATTTCAACGCCCCTGCTGTTTCCGGATTTTACCCCCAGATCTCCGTTGCTTGTTCTAAAAAGAGGCATTATGGCTTCGTCGCCTTCTTCTCCGGCAAGGCCTGTCCCTCCGTTTGCCATAGGGAATAATGTCGGCCTGGTGATAAGTCCTCCGGTAGAAAAGGGGACAAGATTACCATAAGAGAAGATATTCCCATGAGCGGATTTCGATTTTATTCCGAAAAATGAGGAAACCCCGGCAGATAGGGCATCTGCTAATGGCCCTGTGACTGCTGTTCTTAATATGATCCGTTCAATGTCTTCCAATAGTGCTGATAAGACATCGCTAAGGTTTTTTCCATCGATAATCGCATCCTCAAACGCCGATTGGAAAGTAAAGCCCAGATCCTTAGCGGCGTCTTTCATTTTGTTTGTCTTTAGGGTACTTTCGGAAAGGGTAGTTTTAGACTTTTCGATAGCCCGGTTGTATGTTTCCTGGTTTATGGCCCCGGAAGAAAGAAGTTCATTGTATTTCGCTATCTCCTCATCATATTTCTCTTGGGCTGTATGAAGGCTTTGGGTTAACTTTACTCCTTCTTCTTCGAGTTTCTTTTTCTTTTCTGCTGCAGCCGCGGCTTGCTCATAAGCCGCGGCTTGCTCCGCTAAAATCTGGCTTCTTTCTTTTTCAGCTTCTAAAAAATCTTCGTTTTTCTTTATAAAAATGGAAAATGGAACTAAGAGGTTCTGCCAGGAAGAAGCATAATCTACTATTGCTATCCCGAGCCCCTTCAACCCCTCTTGGGCTTTTTTTATGAACTTATCCCACCTGTCCGCATTTCTTGCAGTTTGTTCGTCTATGACTACTCCTAAGGCCTCCGCCTCTTTTCTAAACTCCTCTATGCCTTGCTTGCCTGCGTTTAATAATGGGACAATGTCGGCTCCGGATTTTCCGAATATTTCGACTGCGGCGGAAGATTTACCAACGCCATCGGGAATTTTAGAAAAAGCGTCTATGACATCGACGAAAATATCATACCCGCCTCTTAGTCTGCCTGATGAATCTTTAACTTTTACACCAAGAGCGCTGAAAGCATCTGCGCTGTTGTATGCGGAAACATACATCTTCCTGATTGTCGCCTCGAGACTACTAACCTCTACATCTGACATCTTCGCCGAATATGCTAATATGGACATTTGCCTTGATGTCATGCCAAGACGTTCGGCCATATCTCCAATTGAATCAGCGAAAGAGAGGGCGTTTTTTGTGATTGCTACGAATGCGGTGACTACTGCGGCTGCGGAAAGTTTTGCACCAATTCCAATTTTGTTAAGGTTCTTCTCTGCCGTGTAAGCGGCTTTCTCCATTGCGGAGGAGAATTGTACTGTATCTGCGCTTAATAATATATTAAGGCTTCCAAGGGTCCCTAATATCGCCATCTTATCGGCCTTTCTTTTTTATTCTTGAAGAGAGTATTTTTGTTAATTCGGCCTTTGCGCTTGCCGGATCGCCTTCTAATTTCAAACTAAAATAAGCGATCCACTCGGTAATCTCAGAACTCGTCATCCGGGATAATAGTTCTTTAACGGTTTTTCCAAACTTTTCGGCAAGAAAAAAATAAACCCTTCTTTCAGGGTTCGCTAAGAGTTTTTTTTTGCCTTGTTGATTTCGTCTGCACCCAGACCATTCAAACGCATCGCTACTGCGCAGACCTTTTCAAGAGCTTCGGATGATAGTTTTCCTATACCTTCGATGTCGTCATCTTTAAAGATCCTATTGCCTTTTTCGTCGACAACGGTAAAGACAATCAGTTTAGCTCTTGGGGAAACAATCCTACCAGAAGCGTCTTTTTCCCTGATTGCCTGCTCCCAACTGTCGCGCGTGGCCCCCGACATTTCAGAAACAATAACATCGCCACCCCACTCCTTAACAGTAACGGTTTCTTTTTTTAAATCGGTTTCGGAAAGGATCTTTTCTCGCGTTAACATGATGGCTCCTTTAATCTATTAGCTTTCGGTTATGTCGCCAGAAATCTCCAGGGTTACAGATGCTTTCACTACGCCATCGACAGCGCCAGAGGGCGTAAATCCTGTAACGATAGCATTGAAAGTCCATTCCGTAGCTCCGGTATCGGTAAATATGATCTTAAGGCTGATTGTGGTGCCGTTCTTCTTAGCCTCGCGAAGAGCTAAATGCTGCGTATTCGCCGGGATGAAATTGCACTCAAAAGAAAGCTGGCCATTATCGTTCAATCCGGCGAGTTTTTCTTTTGCCGTACTCGATAAATCTGTAACGTCAATTACGGAAACGCTGCCGCCGGGACCGCTGAAAGAAAGTATCTCTGCTATTGTCACATAGGAAAGCGGGGAACCTGAACCCAGTTGGAGTAGTGTTCCTTGCGCTTGTATCGCATTCTCACTCATAACAACCTCCTTTTTGGAAAATGTTAATAAATCGTATTTAAGGTTTACCAGAAAATAAAAAGGCCGACTCCGCCGTGCACGGAATCGGCCTTAAAAACTATTGACAGGGAGCGACCCCATCTTGTATGTCTATATTATCTCATTGCACTACTTACAAAAGCAAGGAATACTCCCTAAGCTTTGGGAATAGATCATCTTACCGCCAACTCCGCAGCTTGTTGGTGAATTCTGACAATAGAGACAGATACTCTCCGATCTGTCTTTCGGATAAATTTGTCGAAATATTTCCGGCTGTATTCTAATTCTCTTTTGTGCTGGCATTCTGGAACTCCGCACGTTTTCTTACCCTTAAGTTTGGGTCTAATTTTACAGTAGGGGCATAAGGACATCACTCATCTCCTTTCCTTAAAAATTTTTGTTTTCTTCTCTGGCAAAAAGTTTTCTCTAATAAAATCAGTAATATATTTAGCCTGGCATAGTGAGCTATCTGGATATGAATGAATAATTTCCCTAATTTTCTTAATAATAACTACCCAGTTTTTCGTCATTTTTTTTCTCTAATTTGCGAGATAGCTTGCTGAACAATTTTACTTATATCTTCTTTCATCTCTTCGTGTTCTTCTGTTGACATTTCAGGTGGGGCATAGCCATTATGTTATTGTCTAACAATTCTATCTCTTTACTCGTTCCGTCCCAAATATCGTAAATGTCTCCCTCGACTGAAATATTGCCTTCCTTTTGGGGCACTACGCAAAATTGACACCTACGGATACATCCCCGCGTAGTAAACCCTAAATTTATCTTTGGTTTAACTTCTTCTATTTCCTTGGGTAATTTTGCCGTTAAATCCCAACCAGTTCCGCCACGATCGGCTTTTGAAAACTGCTCTGCTTTATATTTATTCCAAGAAAAAATCACAGAGACATAGGTCTTATCTACCTGTCCATAGAGAAATTTATTATGCCAAATAACCTCGTCCCCACGGTCTAAGTGATATTTTTCAATCTTCTTTAAGGCTAAGTTGGGAATTTGGCTATCTACATCAATTAAAAGCACTGTCATTCTTTTATCTCCTTTGGTTCAGAGCAATAATTAATCATTCTTAGCTACCATCTCTTCTAAAGAGAATAAATTAGGCATATTCTTATCTCGCTCTTTTGCCTCAAGGTATTTAACTCCATCAAGAAAATATTGTGTGCTTAATTCAACAGACCTTGCGCGCCTATCCAGATGTAAAGCTCGATACGGAACCGTGAATAATCCGCCAAACGGGTCAAAGACCAATTCTCTGGGATTTGTGTAGCGCGTAATTATACGGTCAACAATATCAAACTGTAATGGGCAAATATGACTTTCTAATCCACGCTGATTCTGTTTAGAATTTAGAGTAAACATCCGATTAATATCGTGCCAGACATCCGGATGATGACTACCAGGCGCCAAAGACATAAATGTGGCCGGTAGGGCCCCTTTCTTATCCAGCTCTTCGCCGATTTTTACATGGTGTTCGTAGTCATATATTTCCCGTAATGAATATTCAGTAAATATCTTAGTTAAAGTTGATTGAGGGTATTTAGACATCTCCTCCGCGGTCAGAAGACGGTTGCCGTTGCTTCTCCAGAACGCATGCGCATCTATCTGCCAACGTGACCGGGAATATTCAGATTTGTTTTTTACTACGGGGATATCCGCATAAGCCCGTGTGCGGTCCGTAGAAAGCTTACGGAATAAAAGCACGTATTCTGGAGACCCTACTCCCATCTTTGTGCCATCTTTACATTGCTCACTCCATCCCAGTCGATAAGTCTGATTATTTTCCCGTACGACATCAGTAACAATCGTAATCATCCCCATATAGGCAAAGCCATGTTTTTGATAATGAAAGATACACTCAGCGTGAAAAGGATTAACTGTAGACATACCCATACCTGTGACATTACCAAAAAGAATTCTATCTTTAACGTGAATAGCGGCTACCCGGCCAGGCCGCAGGATCCTTAAGAGTTCCGGAGTCAAAAAGTCCATCTGTTCAAAAAAGTGTTTATCCCCCTCCGTATGGCCAAAGTCGTTATAACTGGGTGTATATTCATAGTGATTTGAAAAAGGAATGCTGGTATGGATTAAATCTACGCTCTCACTCTCCATAGCCATACATTCTTCAACGCAATCATTATTCGCCACAAGAAAATCTTCCCCCTGAACCTCAATGCGCTTAACTCCGAGTGAACGGGTAAGAACCTCTGCCATAGATAGTTGATTAAGTCCATGCTCGCGGATGATTTCTGTCATATTGCTTACCATTTCGTTGTGCTGCCTCCATTTTGCCTGTAGGGTTTTTAAAACCTCTCTTTCTGATTCCGAGTAAATGATATGGATTTCACATTCCTTTGTCTGCAAAAAGCGGTATATCCGGTGTATTGATTGAATAAAATCATTAAACTTATACCCTATGCCAAGAAAAATTGCTTTATTACAATGGCGCTGAAAGTTACATCCGCTTCCGGATAACTCTGGCTTTGTGGCAAGATATTTAATCTTTCCATCTGAAAAATCAATAACTGTCTGTTCGCGTTCTTCAATGTCCTGCGAACCATAGACCTCTGCGGCTTCGGGAAAGACTGCTTTTATGGCGTGGCGCTCAGTCTCCAGGTCGTGCCATAAGAGATAGTGCGATTTCGGATCATAATTGATAATTCGCACCATCCGTTTTATACGTTCCGGAAGGGTATCTTTTTTCTCTTTAGCTGCTGCGGTTATTCCGAGGGCTGCGTTACGGAATAAGGTGGCCTGGCCGTCACGGTCAACTCCACCGGATTTATGATCTGCCGGGATCTCATGGTAAGTAATGTTGAGCTTCGGTAAATCATAGCCTTCGTCTGAATAACCTAAATCTGAAGGCTTCTGCAGAAAAATTGCCCAGGAGTTAAGCCAAAACCAGAATTCTTTCTCCTTATGTGGATACAAAGTTAAATTGTTAGCTTGGGTACTATCTCTTTGGAAAAAACGGGTTAAGGCCTGGCCAGTATCCATAATCCCCAAGAATCCGGCGTAATGAATCAGTTCCTTAAAACGATTAGGACTCGGTGTGGCCGTAGCAACAAACTTAAAACGTACCTGATTGAATAAAGTTAAAAATGTCTGATATGTCTTGCTTCCATAGCTACGAAGAACACTTGCTTCATCAAGGCTTGCAATATCAAAGTCATTAGGGTCAAGTTTACCATCTCGGACGGTTTCGTAATTGGTAATATAAATACCTGCAAATTTATAATCATCTCCGAAAGACATTGCTCGGGCCAACTCGTGAGGTTTAAGCATCCGAAAGTTAATGTCCAGGACCTGACCGTTAATTTTAGGTTGCACCAAGGCTATCGCTCCGGCACCGGCAACCGTAGGAATAGGCTTATTTACTGAACGGGGAGCAGCGCAGCTTTGTTGGCCTAAAACAAAAGGTTCACACAATGCGAAATCTTCTGCTGTCATAACCGTTGGCATTGGTTCATCAACCGACCTGACGCGTGCTGAGTTCGATCCTGTTTGAGATAAGCCTAAAATAAAAGGCTCGCATAAACCGTATTGATTACTTGTAGTAACCGTCTGTAAAGGCTTATCTACTCCTCTCACTCTCTTATTGTTTCCGTCTGCGTGAGCAACGGTAACAATAAACGGCTCACATACTCCAAATCTATCTTTTGTAGTAACTGCCGGCAAAGGTTTTTTGACTGAACTAACCTTGCTATTTCCGTAATATTCAACTAAGAATGGCTGACAAATTCCAAGCTTCTCTTTAGTTGTTAAGGTAGGAGTAGGTTGGTTGAGAGACTTAGCGTCGTGATGATTGCTAAAATAAACTAAAAACGGCTCAAGCTCTTTACTAGAAAACTTCCGCAGGCCTGCATATATCCGATTAAGGGTGTTGGAGCTTAACGACTTCTTCCGGGAGAATATACTTTTCCCTGGAATACTCCAATCTATAATCTCCCTTGCGGTTTTCCAGCATTTAGTCTTTCCAAAAAGGTTACTGCTTCCGTCCGGTGTGTGTGTAGGTTCCGGCCAGTTAATCTTCCTGTTACCTCTCCGAGCAATAATAAACAGCCTTTCTCTGGTCGTAGGATCCCCATAATTGGCTGCGTTTAATACCCGGAAGTCTACTTTATAACCAAGAGAACGCAGGGCATTCAAGAACGCCTGAAAGGTTTCTCCCTTATGGCTCTTTAATGGCTTATTGTTTTTACCCAGAGGCCCCCAGCTTTGAAACTCTTTAACATTCTCAATAAGAATATTATCGATATATAACGCCTCAGCCCAGCGCACGATATGCCAACCGGATGCCCTGGACTGATCCGAACAGGGCTTCCCACCGCGGGCGTTAGAGTGGTGAGTACATTCCGGGGAAGCAATGAGGATATCAAGGTGGCCGCTTGGCACGACCTTACGCGGGTTTACATTATCCAAACTCTCGCAGATGTGCCTCGCATAAGAATGATTGGCTGAGTGCGTTGCTATGGCAATATCCCAATGATTAACTGCGAGCAAATCAAGCTTATAACCTAAGGCTTCACAGGCTTTTTTAAGGCCGCTTGAAGAACCACCTGCTCCACAAAATAAATCAGCTGCTTCTATTATCTTCACTTAAACACCCCGGTTTATCTTTTAACATATTCACTATCATTTCAGCTTCACAGACAGTCAGATCTTTAAACTCCTTGCCATAAAATTGCTTTACATAATCTTCCGCGCTACCAACAAAACCCGTATCCTGAATAACCGTACAAACTTCTCCTAGAAGTTTAAAAGGTAAATTATGGTTTTTTAATTCTTCAGACCCCATTCCTAAAATCCTCTAATTTTATTTCTCCTGCCAAATATCGGCTTGTTTCTTTTTCTAAATAATCCCTTGCCTCATAAAAATCAAGTTTCCTAGGCACTATAATTGCGTAATACCCTCGCTTTAATAATTCAGATTGCCATTCTCTCTGTTCTGCGCTTGGATAACCACCCGCCTTTAGTTCTGTAGTCATACCGTGCCAACCTGCGCGCGGTTCATAAATAATTACATCAGGGTGGCCTTTTTTGTAGCCGGCTTTTTTCATCTTGATTGCTGTTCTCATGTTGGTGCGCATTCCTCCGGCTGAGGCGCAGAATAAAACTCTACGGGAGTAGAGATAGAAAATATACTGCTCTTGAAGCGTTTGCTCGATTTGATGGCTCATTGCCTTTGATCCGTTATGGCTGTAAATCCTTTTGCCTCAAGTTTTTCGTAAAGCGTTTGCCCTTCGATATTAACCTGCATATACGCCAGGAATGCTTCTTGTATCTTTACCTGATCAGTCTGGCAATAGGCTAATTGCGCCTCTACCCACCGCAAGGTTTGCCTCCAGGCTACGCGCTTGGCTTGGTTTTTAATGGCTTCGCCGGTTGCATTGCTCGGGCATCTTTTGAGCCTAGATTCCAGTATCTTCCTGATCGGCTCCCACTTTGACGGTAGACGATAGGCTATGTCTTTGCCCTTAACATTGATCTTAAAGAATACCGTCTTTACCTCTTTGGTAACCGGATCATATTCTGTCATTACTCCTCCGGCGCCGTATTGCCCAAGGATCTTCTGGATCTCGGTGACTGTTTGCTCGGGTTCAATCTTAGTTGTTTCCATAAACAAGGTTTTCATTTAAGGCCTCCTATATCCGTATTGCTTCTTCTGATAATTCCCACCGCCTGAAGCTTTACGATAAATTGCGTTAACCGCATTCGATTGCTTATAAGTCAATGGGATATTTGGATCTCGGTGCAAAATACTCTGAATAAAATTTAATTCCCATTCGTTTGGCTTGTAATTTAATTTCATTACCTGTTCAAACAAGGTGAGCGCTTCTTTATGTAACATTAAAATTCCTTCCCCATAGCTTCATCAATCTCGGCTTCAGAATAACCATCACCAAGCAAACTGGTTTTAATTGTCTGCCTATCAATTTTTAAGGCCTTCATTTCTAATACCTGAATCCTGACTGGCTTCTTCTTTGGGGTTACTAAAGAAAATTCTTTACTCTGCTCCCATGTCCTAACTGCCGCTCTCCAGTCCTTCATTTTATTCTTGCCTATCATCCAACCTTTAGCTGAATAGAAATCAACAAATCTCTTAGGATCTATTTTGTTTTTACGTTCTTGACAATATTTAATTACCTCTTCGAGAGTGGGGGGAATGAATTTACTCTCTTTTATTTTATTTACTTTACTTTCCTTTATAGCATTACGTTGGCGATGCGTTCGCTTTGCGTTCGGATAATGTCTGAAATTAGCGGAATCCCTTGCTTTTCTTCGTTTTGTGTTAATGTGTTTTAAGCGGATTAACAGACTTTCAGAGTAAAATTTATCACCATTTTTAGAGAACAAATCATACTCACTGATAACTTTTTTAATTAATTCCTCTGTTGTGTTGAGCGATTTAGCAAAAAGGGGTATGTCTTGTAAAGATAGATACCCGTTTTGCTCATAGAGCATCTCTACCAAATCCCAATATATACCCTCACCTACCGGACCAATGTCCATGCGCATTCGTTCATTTTTAGGATCGTGTCTCGCATGGTAGTCGTGTGGGAAATAGTAACTATCCTTCATAATCCAATCCTCTCTATATTTAATTTATTAATTAGTCTATAGCTGTTGGCGTGTTTGAAATGGCCCATATATGATGCGACCATATCGTGGAGCTTCCTAAAGTCTTTTTTCCGCTCCTGGCGGAATTGCCTGATCTTCTCTTTAAGGTTATTTATTACCCTCCTCCGGACCAGAACATACTGCGGCCGGATGATGTAGCCTAAGAAGTCTATTCCGTTTGAGATAGGCAAGAGTTTACGGCGTTTCGGGTGCAGGCGTAGTTTGAGTCGGTTGATGAGGAATTCTTCAATCTGAGCCTGCCAAGCGCGTAATTGCGAGGCATCTGGAGAGAGAAGGACAAAGTCGTCTACATAACGCAGATAGTAGTGCGCTTTAAGGACATGCTTGACGAATTGGTCGAGTTCGTTCAAGTATATATTGGCGAAGTATTGGCTCGTTAAGTTGCCGATCGGCAGGCCGCTTCGGTTTTCTTTGCCAAAGAGGCTTTTGTTGGGGGGGATGTTAAAAAGGAGCTGCTTATCGCCTTTGTGCACGTAGGACGTAGTGCAGTCCCAGAAAAGAACCTTCTGCGTAAGCCAGAGGATATCCGGGTTCTTTACCTTGCGCTGAATTATTGTAAACAATAATTGCTTATCTATGCTGGTAAAAAAGTCTGTAATATCCAGCTGGAGATAGTAGGCGCGAATGTGACCGTTCTTGGTGATCTGGCGTGTAAATTTCTCCAAGCGTTCTTTTGCTGCGTGCGTGCCTTTTCCGTCCCGGCAGGCGTAGCTGTCGTGGATAAAGATAGGCTCGTAAATGGGCTTATACTCGTTAACTAAAAGGTGATGGACGATCCTATCGCGAAAGGCGGCAGCGAATATTTCTCGCTGCTTGGGTTTATGGCAAACAAATAAAAGAGAGCGCAAAGGGTGGTAAGTTCTGTCTGTGAGTTCCTGCTCAAGTTCATAGGTATTCTCTTCGGCGTTTATCTCGTATTTAAGCGCGTCAAAAGTCGTGCGCTTCTTCTTGCGACAAGGAAGGTAAGCACCTTCATATATATTTTTATACGAGAATACCTCGTTTTGTAATCCTCTGGCTGAGACGGACAGGCCGGACATAATTATTGTTGTCCTTATTGTTGTTGTTCGCGTTGCCGTTCTTGATATTCACAATCCGCGCGTTGCCCGGATTGCCAGCAACTTCTTGCTCACTCACTTATTTATCATCAAGAGCAAATCCTTTTACGGTATCGCTCCTTGTGTTCTTATACCCTTTGGGTGGAGAGAGCGCCCAGTGAATTGCAAAATCGCACGCTTCCTCAAGGTTTACCGCTTGGGGAATTCTGGCACTTCAACCACCCTTCGCACTGCTTCGCTACTTCGCTGACCTTCTTAACTGAAACTTCAAAGCTGTGGAAACTGTTAAAAGCTTTTACTTCTTTGCAATGGTGCAGAATGGCCTTGATAATTTCCAATTTATCTATTGCTTTACTGAGGCAGTCTTTCCTCTCTGACTTGCGTTTGATGGCTAAGACGACCAGGCTGAGCACGTCAAGAGAGGCTTCGAGTAGCTTATTTCCGGCGTTGTATTTGTGGCGTTTGGCGAAGTGGCAAACCACGTCGTCAAGATACGTCGTAAGCTTTAATGCCTCGTAATAAATCGGGTAATTATCGTATGCACTCATTGGTTAACCTTTAAAATTTCAAAATTCAAATCACTGGCTGAGACGGACAGGCCGGACATAACTATTGTAGTCCTTATTGCGGCCGTCCGC